GGAATGAAAGCCGCCGCAACTAATCGGCTAACTTGCCTTTTCTCAACCTTTCCGTTTCTCATTAATCCAACAACTAACCCGTTGGCTCTTACTATACAAGGGGTTAAAATCTTATTATTGATAATTGATTTTACCCTACCAAAAGAACTAATTAAATATAGTCCCTCAAAATCTGCTATTTCTTTCCATTCTTCCATATCTTTTATTTTGCTGCAAATATAAGATTTATTTTTGGTGTATTAAATAAAACCTTTGAATATTTTATTTGTTCACGTTGGACGCTTGTAATACAGATAAAAAGCACTAATTTTGTTGCACCGCATAACCTCAAACATCGCTCTCGGTTACTGCGTACCGCCCCCGGTTGTCCTTACGGATTGCCGTGGGTATTTTTTATATATCTAAATATGTGTGCAATAATATCAACCGTCCAACCCTCTCCCAACATGGTGCGGCGTGCGCTATCTGAAATACCAGCCGTATAATCTATTGGGACTGTTTGCAACAATTCATATTCATTTGGCGTCAAATATCGGTATTCAATTTCTGTTATTTTTATGAACCTTTGTTTTGTTCGTACTGCAACATTATCCTTTGTTACCGTTGTTAAACAATTAGTTTTATTATCTTTTCGATTTTCAATGTATTGTTCAATTGGTACATTTTTGTTATAATCGCAACGCCTATTATTCAAAACACGACGTCCACGCATACAACCACAAAACCAACCGGGGGCAATATCTTGAAACGAAATATTTTTATCTTTTGGTTGCTCAACTCCTTTTATGTTAGTCCAATAAAGCCTTTTTCTGTCTTGTGCTGAAACCAAACGGGAATTTATCAATATTGGATTAACTCCCAAATGCTCGGTTATTATATCCGAAAACTCTGTTTTCATTTTTACATTTTCCAATAAAAACCATGTTGGTTGTACTTCTTTTAATATTCGTATAAAATCAAAATACAATTTACTCCTTTCATCATTAAAGTTCAATTCTTTACCCGCCTTGCTAAAACCTTGACACGGGGAACCGGCAATTAATAAATCAATTTTTCCAATTTCAAATATTCCGTTTTCAGTTGACAAAATTCCGTTTTTATAACTCACTTTTTGCACATCGCCGATTTGTATTGTATTTGGGAAATTGCGTTGTGTTATACTGATTGATTGTTTGTTTATTTCAGATGCAAAATAATTACAATAATCAATATTAGCACGTTGTAACGCAATTTGTCCGCAACTCATACCATCAAATAAACTTAATACATTCATATCTTTATTTTTTATCTGTTATTACTTTGCAATATTTATAATATTGGTCGTGTCGGCTCTCAACTCGGCACATCAACCCAATATCGTTGCCATCTAACAATAGGTTCAACACATCGCCGGGATTGTGCCGGGTATAAAGCAAAAATAACCCGCCGTTTGCATTTTGGATTATCTTATACATATCTTGACTTAATCGGTAACGTTTCGTTTTGTTCATCGCTCTAAATGGTTATGCCGGGGGATTGCGCCCCCGGCTTGGTTATTACTGCAAATACGCAATTGCGTTTAATCTCTCTTTTTCCTTTGTCGCATATTCAACGTTTCGGGCAATCCATTGTTCGACGGGGTTTTCGGCTATCCATTTACTCCGATAATCCGGCGTAAAGTATGCAATTTGTTTTTTATACGCTTTTTCCGGGTTTGCCAATATTTCCGTCGTATGGCTCAACCGTTTGCCGTGGTCGCCTTTGCCGATTAAATCCAAACGACCGAAATAAAACGACCCGTCGGCGGTACACGCCACATATTCACGGGCGGACGTTCTTTTTGAAACAATCGCTTTACTATCGACGTCAATAACTTGGTACTCGTATTTCTTTCCCTTTACTTTCTTAACTAAAATGTACTTTGCCATATTGTTGTTATTGTGCCGGGGTTTCCCCCGGCGGGTTATTAATATCCTGCTTTTGTTTGGCGTGTGTTCGCCATGAATGTTTTGGGGAAAACGCCCCGTCGTTGTTTACTGATAATAGAAAGTGATTTTAACGCCTCGGCGTAATTTGCAAACCTCTTTGTCGCCGTAACAATTGAAAGCACGTTTTAATAAGTGATTGACTAACTTAATGTCGCCGACAATCTTTATTAAACCGGACACGCCAACCAATACATTAACCTTTTTGCCGTTTACAATTCCGTTTACCTTGATTTTGAAATTGCGGTTAATCTCTTTTGTTGTGTAATCTAATCCGTTATAAATGCTTTGAGTATTCATATTGTTTCGCTCTCTATTTTCCAGGAAAACGCCCGGTCGTTCTTGTTTGATGATGCAAATATACAACCTTTATTTTAATTACCAAAAGTTTTATCTTTTATTTTTGGCTTAAACTTCAAAAAGTTTTGTTTTTGGTTCCAAAAGAGTTATTTTCTTGGAATTTTCGATTTAAGCGACTTTTGCAAGCTGGACGGAATTATCCACTTTGAAATAAAATGCCCGGAAACGGTCTAAAAATGGCTCAATAGAAAAAGGGGTTGCAACGCCTTGTTACAACCCCCGGTTTATTACTTTTCTATGGTTATGAACTCAACCCCTAATATTTTTGTTGCGGGGTTTTTGCTAACTACATCAATTTGTCGATTTTTGATTTTATTTGTTTTCCATAAAAAACCTAACCAACGTTTATATTGCACCGTTTCCGCTATCAACAGACTATCCCGGTTTATATGCGTCCCGGTAAATACCCCGGCGGGCGTTGTGCATCCGTGCAACTCAAAATACGGTTCCACAATATCAATACAACGTAATACGGTCGTAACCGTGTCGCCGGGCAAATATACAATACTATCCCGGACGTTCGCCCTTAATTCGTTTATCGTTTCCATTTGCGCCGTCGTAACCCTTTGCAAATCCCGGTTCTTTGTCTGCAACGATTTGATTAACGCTGCATCATCCGCCCGGTACTTTTTATATTCGGATAATTTTAACTCCAAATTCCCAACCTTTGCGGCGTTCAAACTATCCTTTGTTTGATAGGTTCGGACGTCCTGCAACAACGTTTCGGTATTGCTCCGGTATTTATCCCGTTCGGCGGTCAAACTCTTAATACGGCTTTGTTGTACCCAAAAGGCGGCGGCAACCGCCATAATGATTGCCGCCAATATTATATACTTTTTCATGCGTTTGCCGTGTAAATGATTAACGAACTATTCGGCGTTTTGCTCAATGTTAAAACGTAATGTCCGCCCGCCATTTCAACCGTACTATTTATTTCGTCCTCGTTAATCTCCAATTGTGCAAAGGAAATTACGACGCCCGAAATATATACTTTTGGTATGTTGTGCAACGGGTCGGCGTTTACGGCGTCAATAAATGCGTCTATTTCCGCCTGTGGGTTCGTTACGTTTTTCGTATCTTCTTGGTTGTCCTCAACCGTAACCGTAAAAACGTCCTCGCAATCTGCAATAATAGCGGATAACAACGGGGCAATACTAATTCCCGCTTGGTTCCCTTGATTGGCAACCAATTGTTCCAAATACTCCTTTTTGTCTTTCTTTGTCATAATGGTACAAAATTAAATGTTACTATATTCAATTGCCGCATTAAAACACGGGCATTCTTTAATGAACTCCCACGGCTCAATAATGCCGTCGCCGTTCAAATCCGGGGAATAATCCCTATGTCCCTTAATCGTTGCGTCCGGGAACATAACGACTAACCGCATAAGCAACCATAATAACGCCTCTTTTTGTTCCGGCGTGCGTGTGTCGGCGGCTTTGCCGTTGGCATCCAATCCCCCAACGTAACAAATGCCAATAGACCGGGAATTTTGCCCGGAAACGTGCGCCCCAATCTCGGAAAGATAACGCCCCGTTTCAATTGTCCCGTCCGGCAATACAACAAAATGATAACCGCAAATTCGCCCGCTTTGGGGTTGCTTCTTAAATCCCCGTTCTTTGTGCCAACCGTCAATAACATCAACGTTGACTTTTGCGCCCGGCTTGGTTGCGGTGCAATGTACAATCAAATCCGTAATTGTCCGGGTCGTTTTTTGCCCCTCCAAATACTTTAAAATCTCTGTTTGGTTCATTGTTCGCCCTCCTTTTCTTTATCGTTAATAATATCGCTATCGTGTTCCCGTTGGTATCTCTCAATTATCGGTTGCCAATATCCCGGCAATACCCGTGTAAATTCCAACCGGATAACGTGGTAAATAATACGCAACGCAACCTTTGTGGGATATGCTTTAATAAGGTTGCGGAATGCGTTTTGCAAATACACATACATAAAAACATAAGTAAGCGATTTAATTACTACTTTGGCGGCTTCATTATCGCCACATTGCAGCATTACCGAATAAATAACGTGTATAATGATAACATACAAAAGCAATTCCGCCAACGCATTCTTAAACTTACTAAATCGAAAGTTTTTGCAATGCCTTACACTTACACCGTCCGCCCGCATACCAGCCCAAATATTGAAAGAAAACATAATGACTAATGCGTACATAAAACCCGCCGTTGGGGTTAAATAGGCTAAAATAGGACTTAACGACGTGGCGAATATCATACGCCATTGTTCCCATGTAAAAAGTTTATCCATATCTTTAATGATTAAAGGGAGGACGGGAAACCGTCCGCCCTTTGGTTAATGGTTATTGGCAAAAATTCGCAACGAAATTGCGGTAACAAACATCGCCAATTGATAAATACCCGTTGTTGTCGGGGTGTACGCCGTTCGTATCGACCCATTCAGTAACCCTGGTATTTCGGGTATTAACGGCACGGTCGGCGTGCGGCATATTATATTCGGTGTCGAACTCGGCAGATACGTTCACAAACTCCACAAAACCGGAATATTCCGGGCGGTTCGCAAATTCTTGGTATGCGTCGTTTTGGTTCAATGCCGTAACAACCATACCGTAACCGTCGTCGTAAGACGTTCCGGTTGCGCCATAATTCGCACCCATACCGCCCCGGACGCTCGGAACCTGAACCCCCATAATTTTTAATTTGGCGTTTGGGAACTCGGCGTGTAACGTGTCGGCAAATATTTTTATTTGGTTCAACACGCTTGTAAAATCAGTACGACCGGGCGTTTGTTCGTTCCACGATAACAGCGTATAAACAACGTCTATTTTACCCCCGGCAACGGCGTTGGCGTAAGGTATGAACGACATTTTGTTGTTATCCCAATCCCAAAGCGGGTTTTGCGTATCCCGCGCAACACTTGTATAAGTAATCGTTGCGTCCCCGGTTCCGCTTGACTTGGTTAGCGTACCACTTGCGGACGGTGCGGGCGTCAACGCTTTAACAGAACAAAGGATATTACCCGTACCGCCTGTAACATTGACCTCCATAACGGTAAACGTATTCCCGTTGTTGGTATATACCTCCCCAACTGATAACGACGTTACGCCCGTTACTTGGAACCTGTATGCGGGTCGCCCTTGCTGTGTATAACTTTCCCACGTCCAACCGCCAACGCCGAAATATCCCGTTGTCCCGTTCTGTTTGGAACCGACAAAGGCAATATTGGTTAACGCTTTCCCCTCCGGGGTTCCTCCGGTTCCGGTCAATCGCCTGTTAGCCTCGGCGCACCATGTACCCGCCGCCGTAAGGCTATCCCCGAAACAAGCGACGTTAAGATTTGCCGCCGGGGATTGCACGACGTTACGTGTAACCAATTGGCACGTTTTCGACGCCAAAACGTTACGGTCGTCGTCCTTAACGGTAACGGTAAAAGTCGTTGTTCCCACGTCCGCCACGGTCGGCGTATATTGGAAATAACGGGGGTATTTGTTGCCCTTTGAACACTTAACCAATATATCGTATTTGTAAGGGTCAACCGCTTGTATCATTCCACGGAAAAACAATTGCAAGGTATCCCCGACAATGGCGTTTATCGTATCTGGCAAACTGATATTTACCGGGTCGGGCGGCGTTACCTCGATACGGCTTGCAATATCCGCTATTTGGTCGTCGTTCAATACGTAATTATCTTTTATAATCCCGACACGGAAATAAAACGGGAATCCGCCATTTGTTACGGCGTACGTTTCCGTCATATTTCCATTTATGGAGTATCTGTCAAATTGGTATCCATTATCCGGTAAATATGGATACGTTCCGTTGTACCCTCGGCGGACTACAAGTTGGTTGCACCAATACATTAAAAACAAAACCTTACCGTCAGCGTTGGCGATTGTTTGACCGAACGGAACGGCGATATACTTTGTTTTGCCGGGCGCAACGCTTACGTAAACTGTGGCGTCGGCTAACTTTGTGCCGTCATAGTCCGTATCGAATATTGCGACCCTCAATTGCGTAATCGGGTCGGCTCCTCGGTTAATTACACATACCTCGGCGGCGTCAAAGTTTTTGCGTACCCCGATATGACAACCCCAACCGCTAAACGTGGACGACGCATTTTTATTGGTAAAATTGTCCGTTTCCCATTCTTGCGCATTGTCTAATTGTTGCGAATTATCAAAAACGCTATTCCAACCGACGTTTATATTTGCGATTTGTGCTTGCATTGTGTGGATTGTTTGGGTAATATCCAAACCGGGGAATTGCGACCAAATACCGCCCGCAAAGATTTTAGGGGTTAACGCCCAACCGTCGAACCCGTATAAATCACTAATATCCGCCGGGGTTTCCTGTTGGATTGCGTCCCAATCAACAATAAGCCACGAACCCTCCGCAACTCCGGTTGCTACTTTCATCAACCAATATTTCGACCCTGCAATTTGCGCTCCGGTAAATGTTGCGAGTCCTTCCAATTCTGCCGTACCCGCAAGAAAATCGGGGTTAGCATTATAACGATACAATCCAATTGTATGCACCGTTGGTCTTATTATGGAAAGCGAATACCATTTTGCCGGGTCGTATTCCATGTTGATATAACCGTTAATCAAAAAACGGTTCAAACCCAAAGCGACCAACGTCGCCGACAACGGTATTTCCTGCCAAAGCGGGAATAAATCTAACCGGGACGTTTCCGCCAACGTGCGATAAAAACGACGGGTTCCGCTATGATTGGAAATATCCAAAGCGTCGCCCGGCATCAACAACGGGGCGTCTGTGCTTACGTTCAAAATGATATACGCCGCATTTTCCGGGGCTGTTACCACTCTAACCGTACCGCCCAACGCTAATTCCGAACCCAACATATTATAATTTGCATCGAACCAAATTATTTGTTGTGCATTTATCCGGTACGTTGACCCGGCAACAACGGGGTAATACGGCGACATCCAATAAGACGGATTTGTTGCTAAACTGTAATTCGTCCAATTGAAATAATACCCCTTTTTGAAATCATTAATTGACGCTACATTGTACCCGGTGCGGTCAATATCCCCTTTCGCCAAATACTTGTTACCGTAATAATCGACGGGGAATTGCGACAAGGTTGTTAATACCCACGCCCCCGCCGAATTATTGGATATGATATTGAACCCGGCGGGAACCGTCAACCCAAAATTTACATACTCTCCGGGCGTCCCCGCTATATAAAAAACGTTTTGGTCGGGCGTCCCCGGATTGGTTGTACTATTTGCAACGCCCTTAAACGTTGCGTTTGCCCCCACGGAATTAACGATTGAAAGTAATGTACTTTGCAAAATCGTTCCCGTAATTTCGTTGTTGCCGTTCGCCTTAATTACGGCGACAATTGCGGCTTTCAAATCGGTATAATTTGCCATATCTCAAAAGTAAAAAGTTACTAATTATTGTTGAAATCGTTATTGAAATCGTTATTGAAATCGCCCCGGCTCGTTGGGGTGTATCCCCGTCCGATTTTCTTTATAACCGTGTTCGTATCAAATTCCGCCTCAACACTCGCCAAATCCCCCTGCGTTTGCCATTTGGGGGTAATCAAAAAGGTATCGCAATTGTACGATATACCGTTGGACGTAACAACGGTATGGTCGGACAACCGGATTATTCGCATTGCGTCGCATAAAAATTCCGGTGCAAGGAATTGAAATTTATACGTCTTTTCGCTCAACTGCTTTTCCGGGAAAAAAAAGCCGTCCCGGTTTTCGCCGTCCTCTTCAAATTGGTATTCCGGTTTGCCTAACTCGGTGCAAAGATATACGACGTTTTTATATTGGTCGCTATATTGGACGTGTCCGCCCTCGTAATACAAATTTGTTTCGTCCCACCATTGCACACGCAAATAACCGTCCATGTTCCCGGCAACGACGGTAAACATTTCGCTGTAATAGGTTCGACCGGACGCCGTAAGACGCATATAATAAATACCTTGTTGCATGGTTATTGACAACGGCAAAAGTCCGGGATAAAACACAATGTTGTATCCGTTCGCCGCAAAGGTCATAACCCGCAACCCCCCGGCAATCATATCGTCCGTTATATTGGCAACCTGTTTGCCGTCCTTATCGAACAAAAGAACGTTTGTAATTACGGCGTTTGCGCTGTAATCGACGACGAATTGAAACGGCAAAATAAACCCGGCTTGCGAAAATAGCGGGTAAACATTGCCATACGCATACGACTTGCGAGCGTTCTGATATTTTATATCTGAATACCACGGTAACGGGCTTAAATTATTATTCTGTATCATACTTCAAAGTTGTTTTAATGGAACGACTGCACAAATTTACGCTTAATTTATCAACTTGACCGTTACCGATATACGTTTTTATTAGTTGCATCGGGTTGGGGTCGTCATTTGCCGGAAAACTAAACGTTTGTTTCTTCTTTCTCTCAATACCGTATGCGTAAACCTCGGAACCGTTTATTGATACACGACGGGCGGGTAAATCATACATCCAATACGGGGATTGCAAATTGATAAACGCCAAATATCCGTTTTGCAAAAAGTATTCGACGCCGTTTATTGTTCGGCGGGTAAATGGCAATATCCATTGCGACCCGGACGTTGGCGGAACGGCGGCAAACAAGGCGAACCCGTCGGAACTTATGTTGCCGGGGTTTAACAACATCATATCAATATCGGACGTGAAATTTGATATATTAATTTCCTCAATCTTTCCGGGCGTTACATACTTACTAATTACTTGTATCGGCAATCCCTCAAAAGCCGCCGTAACGTCGTCCATCCATTCAAATTGGTAACGTTCGGGCAAATCGACCTTATCAAACGAATATTCCGACGTGTTGAACGCCCACGGTTTCCCGTTGCGCAAATTTAATTCCTTTGTCAAATCGTGGCTTAATATAGCCCCGCCGGAATAGGAACCGCCATTGCGGAAATATTGGATATGCTCAATTTTAAATTTGCCGTCCTCAATGAACCAATAACATTTGAAACAATCCCGTAACATATTGGTAAATTGTTGTAAGGTTGTCGGGGCTTTTTGTGCGGGTTGCTGATATTCGCCGTTTATAATGTTCGTTTTCTGCGATACAAGCAACCGGAAATTTAACCCGGATATTGGATTATTTCCACCGTACAAAAATTGGCTATATTCCGCCGTTGCTGCGTGGGTTATATCCGGGGCAATCTGTTTAAGCAAAACAGATATACAAGACGCAACCGGGAACGCATCCCGTAACGTGTACGCCTTTCGTGCTTTTTCCTCTAATATCCAATCCATCAAATAAAACCCAAACCATAACGACGCATAACGCCACGTTGACCGGGCGATTGGATAAAACGTTTGTCCGTAAATCGAATAAGGGGGCGCAAAATATTTCCCGTTGTCCGCTAATCCCCACTCGGTCGGGGTATCTGAAAAGTTGTTTGAAATAAACGCCACGTCGATTGCGTAACCAATCGCACGCCTATAATTACGGTTATTATCAACTATGTCATCGGCGGGCAATGGATATGTATTAAGGTCATCGATTTTCTCCACATCGCACAAATACCGGGCATATATATTATAACTTTTCATATCTGCGTGCATTGTCCCGGTTGCCCCTGAACCCTCAACGGCGGTTAAATCAAATTCCAACGTATCAAACGGTTCCTGCGTTACCTTTTGATAACGAAACATTACCGTATCGTCGGATTGTTTCCGTATTTCAACTACAGCAATACCAAACGGCAACCCCCCGTTTATTCGTTGTTGTGAAATATAGATATAATAATTAACATTCAATTCCGGGTATAATTTCCCCTCGAATGTGTCCGCACTTGCACCCGTCGCCATTCGTCCGGTATATAATCCCCCTATTACCGCCGGGGAACCGTCCGGCGTAATCTGTATTTCTTTCAATATATTACATAAAGCGAAATGATACGTTTGTACCAATGCGTTTTGGTCGGTCGTGGCGTTTCCGTCCTGTTCCCAATTCGTACCGCCTAAAAAACAAGAAACGATACTATCGCCTGGCACGTATATTTGAATTAATGGACGCTTGTTTATCGTTATCCGTTGGATTGTTGGGGCTAATGTTATTAAATTGTATTCCTTTTCCAATCCCGCCAAAACTTCGTTATAATCGTCTATTACATCGGGTTGTACGGTAACTTTTTTATCATAATCGACAAATGTACAATCTGTTTTCATAAACTTACCGGAAAAATAGGGAACCCATGTTTTACCGCCGTCGTTGCTTTTATCTATCCCGTACAAAAACTCATAATCAAACGGACGGGTATTTATAAAATCGTAATCATCCCGAATAAATGATATTTTCCCGGATAATTTGGCACGATAAAACCGTTGGTTCGTTTCTAATTCGTACTCCTTTGCCAAATCGTCCTTATAAATCGGATGCACGGTTTGACCTTGTAAGACGTTCGGGGCGTCCAACGTTCCCAATCTCAACCATGCCGTCCCGTTGGCGTATTGCGCTTTGCTTACATTAAACCGGATATATGCGGCATTGCTTGGTATGTCAAATTCCGTATTTGTGGCGGTCGGGTCGCTTCCCCAACCGCCGATAATCTTTTTATTGCTATCGTAAAATGCGCCCCCGGCTTGCGGGGTGTAATTCTGAAACAATTTGCGGGGGTACACATTCCCAACCGGGACAAAAGTACGGGTATAATAGAAATTTGTATTATTCCCGTTTATGTTCCCGGTTGTGTTACTTATCGCCCCGTTCGCTAAAAACGCATTTACAAATGAATGTCTATAAATCGGGTTCATATCAATTTTTAATTTTACGTGTCAAATTCTTGTAAACCTCAATAACATTGCCGTTGCCATCGACGTAACGACGGCGGCGGTTTTGTTCCTTAATCTCCCTTACATCGTCTTTTAAATCCCGCAAATCCGGTGCGTTATTTTGTTGAACCGTTACATTAATGCCGTCGGTATTGTAGGCATTAAGGTACTTTTGGGGGAATGTTCCCCGGTTCAAACTATTTATTACGTCCGGGATTAAACGACGGAAACGGCGGGAATTACGTTTATTGATAACGGCGAAAAATTCCCCGCCCTCGGCACGCCTCCGGGTTCCATCCGGTTTGGTTCCTAAATCCACGTCGTCCCCGGATTGGTGGGAACCGCCCGCCAACAATTCAACCGTACCATCGCCGTAACTTTCCGAACCCCCGGCGTTGGCTGATTTGGATAATTGGGCGGCTTTGATTTTGGCGGCGGCAAAGGAACCCCACATTATAGCAATTGCCGGGATTGCAAACGGGAACCCCAATTGCGACCAAATCAAAGCGGACGCCGTTACAAGGTTTCCAATTTGTTGTATCGTTTGTATTGCCGCCTGTGCTTTCTGTGCCTTTTGTTGCTCCTTTAGGGCTTTTTCTTGGTTCTTTTTCGCAACGTCCAATTCCTTTTGAGCCATTGCAACGTTATTGGCGTAACCGTTCGCCCGTGCCTCTAATTCCGCATCTAATCGGCGTTGGCTTGCGTCAACCTCTTTGTCGGCGGCGGAAACGGCGGCGTCGGCGGCTTGTACTTTTGCATCCAAAAAACTATTTAATTGCTCAATAGCAAAGGAAACGGACGTACTTATTGCCTCCTTTTGGTCGTCGTCCAAATTCAGCCCAAACAATCCGTATATGTCGTTACCCCGTTCGTCGCCTTTGCTTTTCTCAATTTCTTGGTCGATTTTCGCAATGGTATTTTCGATTGTCTTAACCTCGGCATCCGTCATTTTAACCCCGGCGGCTTTGTTCAACTCTAAAATCTTTTGCAACCGTGCCTTTTCTTGCGCTAACCGGAACCGGGTTTTGCGTTCCTCGGAATTGCGGATTAAATCAAACTCGGACGCCTCCAACGCTTGTGTTTGGTCGAATAGCATTAACGCCCGTTGTTGGTTTAACTCGGTCGTTTGCTTCAATACCTCGGCATCATATTTGGCGTTAATATCCGCCTCGGATTGGCGCACGTCCTCGGCTAATTGCCTATTTTGTGCCAATTCGATTGCCCGTTGTTGCTGTAACAACTGAATACGCAAATTTATTTCCTCCTGCGAACCCTCACGGGCGGCGTCTAATTGTAATTGCGTCCGGTCGGCGGCGGCTTGCATTTGGTCTATTGTAATTTGGTCGTTCAATTCACCCAAACTCTTTGCGTATTGTTGTTGCAAAAGTAATTGTTGGTTAAGCAATTCGGCAACTTGCGTTTCAGTTAATCCCCGCTCGGTTTCTAACCGGGTGTTAATATCCTGTATTTGCCTTTCATACTCAACCCGCAATTGCTCCCGTTGCTTTTCTGCACCCTCTGCCATCAATGCAATTTGGGCGTCCTGCGTTGCCCGTTGTGCGGACAATTCCGCCGCCCGTTGTTGGTTGGCAATATCTACCATATCAACCGCCAATTGTTCCCGTAATAAAACAATTTGGTCGTTTAACGCTTTGCGTGCCTTAACCGTTAAATTGGTTTCCGTCCTCAACTGCAATTGTATATCAGCAATCGCACGGGCGTTGGCGGCTTGACGTTGCGCCCGTTGTTGGTCGAATGAATTTTTAATTAAGGCAATCCGGGCGTCCTCGGCTTTGCGCAATATATCCGTTTCCGCTTTGGCGGCGTTCCGGTTTTCGTTTGCTCTTTGGGCGGCTTGTATTTTCCTTTCGGCGTCCAAATCCGCCCCCTCGGTTTTTAGATTAACGGCAATGTCAACCGCCCGCCCGGTATTATCTATTTGACCCTGTACGGCTTCAATTGCTTCATCAACCTTGACTTTATCAATTTTACCGTCTAAATCAACATCAATATAAACTTTCTTATCCCCACGGGCTTTGGCGTTATTCAACTGCAATAACATATCGTTTAATTGCTTCAACTTTGCCCGGTTTGCCTCCAAATCGTTTAATTCTTGACCGTAAAAACCAACGCTTTTATTATGCGCCTTTGTGCGCTCGGCTAATATTTCGTCCTCAATCTTTCGGGTTTCAGACAATGAAGCGTTACGGGCTTTAGCAATGTTTAATTCCCGGTTCAATTGGGCGACACGTTCGTTGCTAACCCGGTTCATTTCGGTTGCCTCGGTTTCCAAATAATCCAACCACGCCTTTTGCGCCTCGTTAAGTTTTTGTTGGTTCTTTGCCGATTTATCGGTATTAGATGCAAACAGAACTAAAGCCCCCACAACCGTAACCAATGCCAATGCCAAAAGAACATACGGGTTTGCGGCGGCAATCAGATTGAAAGCCTTTTGCGCAATGGTAGCCGCCAATGTTGCCTTTGTTCCCTGCATGGTAACAAGGCGGTTATAAACTTGCGCTTTGCTCAATGCAGCCATTTGTAGCCGGGAAATACCCAACATGATTGCAGATTGTTTTTGTACTGCGTTTTGTATGGCTTGAACCCCGGTTGTAATGGCTATTGCTGCCTGTAATTTCTTTTGCGCTTCCTGCACTTCCTCGCTTTCAGACCCGAACAACTCCATTGCCCCGGTAAATGCAGCAAACCCACCGGACGCACCCGCCGCAAAACTCAACACGGCATCCAAATTGGACGTATCGGACGTCATCCGGGTAATTTCGGCGGTTGCATCCTTGACCGCATCCCGTAATATTGCGGTTTCTTTGCTCAATTGCTGATATTCGGCGGTTCCTTGCTTACCCTCCAATCGTAACAATGCTAATTGCTTCGTTTGGTTCTCTATTTGGGTTGTCAAACCTTTTGCGGCGTCGGAATAGTTACCGACGTTTAGGGACGTTTTCCCGGTCGATTCCTGCAACCGCTTCATTTCCTCGTAAATCGCTTTTGTTTCTGCAACCAATTTGCGCCCCTCTTCGGTCGCCTCCCTTTCCTCAACCGTCATGTTATTGAGGTATATTTTATTGATTGAGTATTGAGCGGATAAACGATTATATGAACCCTCGGCGGACTGATTTAACCGGGTCGTTAATTTGTTCAACTCGTTTGCCTCCTTTTGGGCTTGCTTTAATTCCGCCAATCGCTTTGCGTTCTCACTTTCAGCAAATGCCAAATCCCGTGCCGCCCGTGTCAATTTGTCGGTATCGTTCGACGCCCCCCGGATTGTTTTACGTCCGTTTTCGGTCGCCCCGCTTACGCCCTCCAATGCAGCCTTAACCGTTATTGCTTCCGACTTGATATTTTGCAACGTATTCATATATGCGTCGCTTAATTGGTCTAATTGCGCAATCAACTTTGTAATACTATCGTCGGGCTTTACAAGGTCGCTATATTTTATTGGGTTGTTATTATCTGCCATACTTAACGTTATTTGCGGGCAATTTGCCCCATATTAAATTATCTTTTCTTTTCCATGTAGTTAATCAACCAAAGAAAAACAACGCCGCAAATCGCCTTATTTGACGCCGTTTTTATTTTTGGTTGGTTTCAACAACTCCTTTATCCGCTCAAATGCGTTGTAATACTCTAAAACGGTGTATTTCTTTGGCTCCGGCACGTGCAAATGTTGGGATATGGTTAAACACATATTTTCAAACTGTTTATCGTACTGAATTTCCATGTTATCGGAACCACTAAAAACAACCGGGCGATTGTACAACAACAACATCGTCGTTATTTTATCAATTTCCGCCCGTTTGTCCTCTGTATCGCCGTTTATAATCGCATCCAACATTAACATTGTGCGGTTGCGCAATTCGTCGTAATACTCTTTAACCGTCGCATCGTCGAACAACCGGGGGAAATACATTTGCAATTCTTCATCTATTTTTTTTTT